ATGAATCTGCAAGAGTTTTAATCTCTAATCTTGTTTGTGCGTTGTTAAATTCAAAAACATAATCTTTAAGAATATCTGCAATTCCGTTTTCAATATAAATTAATACTTCTCTTACGTGAGCAGAACTTAAAGCAGACTTAATAGTTTGCTGTGCAGTTTTATTACCTTTAATTACAAGACCAACTCCTCTTTCGAATACGATTGGGTTATAACCGAATGGTTCTAAATTATCTCTATCTGATTTATCAAATGGATATTCAGCTCCGATTACATTAGTGCCTGCAACAACTCCTCTTCTTGGACCTGCAACGATTGACCATGGTAATGAATCTGTAAATTTATCAATATAGTTGTTTGATACATAAGCAGCTGGTGGAACAACTGTTACTTTTCCATTTTCTCTAACATTTAAACCAGGACCATAATAGAATCCGTAGTTTGCACCATCAGCTATTGAAGGTAATGAATATGTAGCAGTTGGATTTTGTGATAAATCACCTCCGTCAGCAACAAATCTTGTTTCAAAACTTCCAGTAAATGCATCTTTAAAAGATGGATCCGTAGACTTTTTAAAATCTTCAACAGTCGGTGCATTTAATATACAAGAAACGTTTTGTCTCTCTTTTGCAATCTGTGTAAGTTCAACTTTATTTAAAATACCAGCTTCATAAGAACCAAAAGTATCTACGATATATCTTAAATCAATAACGTCTCTATCTACTAATGCAGCTTTAACGCCTCCACTTGAGAATGCAGTTAAACAATCTTGAATAGTTTGATCAGAAATTGATACTTTATCAAAGTTAAATAAAGAATATTCAGTTGCTGCATCTTCAAAAGATTTAACCGCAACATCAGTTGCTGGATCAAACGCAGCATCAACTGGTTGAGAACAAGTTACAGTATAAACTGTTGGACCTGTACCTGTTTGAGAAATTCTAGTTACTTTTGCTAATTTATTAGAAGCAGCTGCTGGGAAATAATCTCCAACAGTTAATGTTAATTCATCGTCAGCTGCAGAAGAAAATTCAAATGATGAACCTGCTGCAGTATATACAAAGTCAGTAGCAGAAAAATCAATATCTCTTTCACCTGCACCTACGCTATATGAAAGTAAACTATAAGCAGATGCTGGGCTATAAGCTTCACCTACTAAATCAACTTCTCCATCATCAACTGCTTCTTCATTAACAGCACAGAATAAACCTGTTCTTCTTGTCTCAGCATTGATTTGTTGTTCAAGGTATAAACCGTTTCCTTCTAAATCTGTAAATGCTGGAATAATTGAACCAGTATATTGTGCAACTAAGTTAACTTGTCTTTCATTTGCAAAATCTACTAATTTATCTTTTAATAAACCAGTTGAAGTAAAATAATCACCATAAACTGGATCTAGATCCATTGCAGAAGCTTCAAATTTTCCTTGAAATACTAAAACATCTACCATGTAGTCTGAAATATAATCAAACTCACCGATTCCATCAGGAATATTTTCTTCACCATACCAATCTCTTGCAGTAACATTAAAAGACTTATCTAAGTCTTGAGCTTGTCTAACAACAACTGAAAGATTGCTTTGACCAAGATTTACTAAGTTTAATGCAGTTTTTTGAGCAGCTCCTAAATAACCTAAAGTTTCTAATACATCTTGATCAGAAGGATACATAAATTTATCAGTGTTATGAAATTTTTCATATTCATCAGTTCCAGTAACATTTGCAGCTGAATCATCAGAACCATCTGTTGCAATTCTTGCATATGAAGCAACGTCAGATGTATCAAAATCAGCTAAGTTCATAGCTAAGATTGGACCTCTTTTTAATGCTTCTAAACATGATCTGTGGGAGAACATTCCTTTTTTCTCTAATTTTTTGTCGATTCCACCAAAGATTAAAACAAACGTTTCTGTATCTTCAACAAAAACCGGCGTGTTGTAAGGTCCCTTTCTTGAGTGACCAACAACTAATCTTATAGTCTCTGCCGATATACTTGATACCTGAGACTTGTCAAATTCTAAACGGTATACACCGGAAGATTTGAACTGTAATAATTGAGGACTAAGTGCCATAATTTTTATCTATTTTTTTTTAGTTTCTTATAACTATATATCTACCTAAATCTAGAGTATTCTATAATAAGTCGTAAATGTCAAAGTTGAGGTCTCCTTGTTCTTGGCTATCTTTATAAAGCGTTAATTCCATATAGTCATGTATATCAGGATCTATAATATCTAGTAATTCTTCTATTGAATCTGCATACGCTGTTGTGTTAAAAAATTCTGTTGCAATTATACTTGACATTGCTAAATCATCATGGCCCATTTGTGCACCGTATTTGCCGCTTGGTAGTGTACCAAAAAGACTTATTTCATTTGCAGTTTCAAATTCAGTTATATTCATTCTATTAGTTTCAAACAACGATTTAAAGTTTTGACAAAATATTGGCTTGTTATCATTCTTTATTTTAATACCGTGTTTAACTCCTTTTGCATCGTGTCTATGTTTAAATCTAAGTACCATCTCTTCATCAAAATCATTTCTTCTTGGAAATACCGTTTGTAAATATTTAAGTAGCACTGAACCGTAGGTATTAAATTCTATTACCATCTTTACATTTTCACTATATAAAAGATCTACACTAATAATATACAAACATTTTGCAAAATCTTCTATTACATGTTCATTTGATCTAAACGTGCCTACTTGATTAAGCTTAAAGAAGTCATACATTGCACCAGGCGTTGCCAGATTATCCATTTCCTTCTTTGTCATTGGATCGACCCTAAATATATTAATGATTGAGTAGTCACCCCCATTGCCTTCAGCAATATCGACTGAAAGTAACCAATATTTGTCCTGGTCTCCTAGTGTTTCGACATCAAATCCAGGATGCCAACTTAAAAAACCTTTAGTATCTATTTGTGCATCTACAAAATCATCAATATCATGATAGATATATTCTTTCATTTTACTTCTCAATTTCTTCATAGAACCTGGATCTAATAAAAGATTTGATGAACTTACAAATTCATTTCCATACTGTCTATTAAATGCTTCTATACTTCCTAAGTTTCCAAGTTCTCTTTTATACCATGCATCATCTCTATCTGGGTGTTGCCACCAATCTATTCTCATTGGAGCGTATTCATTGTCTCCTCGTTCAGCTGCGCTATAAATCTTATAAAATTTGTTAAAGCCATTTGGCGTACTTGTAATAATAATCCTTGAAACCTTAGATGCTGAAAGTGTAGGATAAACGTTTTCATAAAAGGTGTCAACAATTGATGGGTGTATGTGAGCAAACTCATCTAAGAACAATAAATGAATAGTAAAACCAATACCTGCCTTTGCAGTTGTACTTTGCCCTACAAGTCTACTTCCATTATCACATTTCACATTCATTACATCATACTTTGTAATTCCCGGCTTCATAAAGAAAGGTAAGTTTTCTATAACAACCTTTGCTTTATCTATAATTTCTTTTGTAGTATCTGATTTATTTGCAAGTAACAGTGTATTTTTATCAGTACTAAATGTTAAAAACCAGGCATTAAATATAGATGCCATAACAGTTTTACCCATTTGTCTACTTGCTAAACATATATTAAATCTATTTTCTTGAAAGGCTCTCAACATATCCTTTTGATAGTCTCTCAATTTTACCTGTTGAATTCCTTCATCTGTAAGAACTACTGCATATTTCTCTGCAAAATAAACAATATCTGCAGCACATCTTGCGAGTTCTTGAATTTCTTCATCGGTGTATTCAAAAACAATATTACCTCTTCTTAAGAATTGTCTACCTTCATAAAATGGCATTTTAACCTGAGGCTTATAACCTTGGTCCATAGCTACTTCAAGATCTTCTACCTTTTTAGTAGACCAAACTAATCGATCACTTGTGGCTTGATCAGTTTCTTTAGGTATCCAAAAATTATCACTCATTATCTTCAGTCTCTGCGTCTTCTATGTCGGCTTGTTGAATTCCAGCCTGAATTTGATTCATAAGGTCTTTTGTACCTCTTTGTATATTTGCACTTGAATTATTACCACCTACTCGGTTGTCTATATCTTGATCATTTTCTCTTTTCTTATAGAGTTCAATATCTCTTGCAATTCTCTTTGTACTTTCTTCAGTTGCCATTAAATACATTGTCTGGCTCTTAATAATATCTAACATTGATTTCTGTAGAGTAGCAAGTACCTCGAACATTCTAGGTGCAAGTTCTCCACCTTCTATAGTTTTTAACAATGTAGTTAGGGCTCTCTCACCTGCTTTTAGTTGATAGACCAATGAACTCATTGTCATTTCGTCCATTCTCTTTTTAGCCATTAAATACTCATCCTTTTCTATAATGTCAGCTTCAAGATAAAATTGCATAAGACTTGTAATAGTTTTCTTGGCCTGTTTTTCAGCACCTGCTTTCATATCTCCATAATTAATTGCTGGAGTTGCATTATGAAATTTAGGAACTGGTAAATCGCCTGGATCTTGCTCTACGTCTATTTTTTCATCTGGTCCTAAAAGATCTTCTAATTCTTTTTTAATCTCGTCGGCCTGTTCTGAAATTGTTTTCTTTTTCTCTGACATCGTCTATAGTTTTATAATCTATATATTTGATTATTTATTACTGCCTACCTTTTGTAATTGTAATGATGGTATTGCATTATCTATGATTATTGCATGTTGAGAGTCTCTTACCACATATTGATGCAATATATTCATGTGTTGCTCTTCTTCTATTGTTTTATCAAAAATTCTAATATTAGTTAAATTAAACTTACTTCCTCTAAGAGTCCAATTAACATCAGTTTCCCAAGCATGTGGGGAAAGAGAATCTAAATGTCCAGTAAATGTTTGTTCTAAATCGTTTTGACCTGTTGGATCAGTATAATTCTTTTGATCATCTAATGAGTATATAGTAGCACTTATTTCTCCATAAGTATTACTAACATTAACTACCATTCCATACCAAATAGTTGTACTAAATATTGTACTATGATCAAAAACATATTCTTGTTGATTAATAGTTACTTTAATATTCATACTACTTACTTTAATTATTAAACCATTACCCAATGCGTTTGTACCATCTATTATATCATAATAAATATCGTTTGTAAAATCAAAAGTTTTTGTAGGGTTAAACCAAAACGTAAATGCTAAGTTTTCAGTTATCTTTAAATTTGAAAGCTCCTCATATATTACAGCAGGTGCTTGAGATTCGTCATTTAATATTGTAGATAAATCGTAATAATTTCTAGTTATGATTGTCCATCTATTTTTAAGACTAATATCATTTATAACAAGATCTTTATGTACAAACATTCTTACGCCGTCTTGTGATCTATGATGAGTAGTTTGATATTGTAGAGGCTTTGTAACCTTATCAAATTCTTCTCTAATTTCTTCACCAAATACTTCTTCAACTCCTTTTACTAAATCTGTAAGATCGTCTTCAAATCCTTCTTTATTAGTTGAAGTTCTATTTTCATATTTTTTTAACATAACCTTAAAATAAGTTAGTTCTCTATTAAACTCGTCAGCTAAACTGACCATGTTAACTTCATACATTTTATTATTAAAAGGAAAATATAAATAATCTCTGCTGCGAGGACTTTTATTTTCACCAAAGTGTTTTCTAAACTCTTCACCAACTATATGAATTTCAAAATCTTCAAATCCCATTCCAAATATATCAAAATTTGCTTGTTCAGTTGGAAATTCATTGTCTGGTACCATTACTTTAATGCTCTCTTTTTCAATAACATCATATAATGAATACTCTTTTAAAATAACATCTTTACTTCTTACATTTGGCTCAACTCTATAATAAGTCACATTGTGTCCATAAACGCTATTTGCAAGATTTGAAAGACTTTTATAAAGATGCGCAGGTTTTTGCAAGCCATAAGGATTATATAAATTAGCAGCATCGCATTCAACTAGAATATTTGCACAACCGTCTAATTCAAAAGGTTCACAATTTACACAAGTTTGTGGGCATTCAACTACTGTTCCGTCTTCGTATTGAATAGTATAGGTAATACTT